CTTGCATAGTTAGTCAGCATGACCCAATCGCCTGTGCCTTCATCGCTATGAATAGCATAGTTTTTACCTAATGTACTGATAAAACCTTCTGCTAATTTTAATGAAGCATAATTGTCAAACCAATATGCGTATTGCCAAGTGAAGAATGGAGTTGGATCAAATCGGTCTGCTTGTGTTTCCCAATCTTGATTCATCAATTCCATTGAATTTGTCCACAGCTGTTCAAAATCACCAGCTTTTAAATCAATCTGTATCTTCATGTAGCCCTACTTCCTATACCACAATCTGTGGCACGGCAATAGTGTCTCAGGTCTGTATGACTTTTTAAATGATTTTGGGGCGTATTTGTATAACGTTTGTATAACGTTTTTAGCTGTAAGACTTTCCCAAAGCTACGAATGAGCCATCCGATCCAACTGGCACTAACGTAGGTGTTAGCACCTTTCCGATGGTTTCTAGTATAGCAAAGCCCATCTGCCAATTAGCGCTTCCATAGCGTAAATAAGAGGCTTTTTTTCTATCCATTAGATTACCTACTTCTACCCCATATAAGGCCCTGTAATGGCTTCCTACGCCCTCTGAATAGGCACTCTGACCTAGTCTGTGGGTATGACCGCAAAGTACAGATTTACCCCACTTCTTTGCAAGGTTAAGAGCTGTAATACCAGCATGTTGAGACATATTACCCTCATCGCCATGAGCCAGCATCCAGCCAGGGTGAAACTCATATGCTTCTTTATGGTAAGTCATGCCCATCTCAGAGAATCCCATGAATTTAGGGTATTGCAACTCTGGAAGATTAATTAACCCAGGTACTTTAAGCAAAGTGCTATATAGGCGATCAGTATGATTAGACCTGATAATATGACATTCCGAACTATACTCACTGAGATCCCACAATATCTGCTTAGTTTGCTCACGGTCATCGTGAATAGTTTGACGGTAAGCCATAGGTGTGCCTTCGGCCCATTTGCTAATTGTATTAAAATCAATTTCATCGCCGACCACCAATACAGAATCAAACTTCTCCTTACGTGCTAACTTGATAACGTTCTTTACAGCTTGTGTGTGATGAAAGGGTACTTGTAAATCTGAGACTACAAGATAGCGTTTAATCTTCTTCCTCATCTGGAGTAGGGATATTAGGTATAATTGCATCCGGCTTATCGTTAGCAATCCAATCAGGTAATGAGTTAGGCTCTTGCATAAAGAACCAAGCTACTTCATTACTAAATCCAGCCTTTTTAGCAGCTTTATATATCTCATGCTTAGTAATCATAAAAACATCAAGTTTAGATAATGGATCGGGTGATTTACGTACCACGCGTCTATTAACCTTTTTGCGTTTACGAGTGTTAGCCATATTAAAATTATGACTTACTAATCAAAATAAAGAGATCATCGACACGCTTCTCTAAACGATTGATTTGGTCTTTAATTGAAGATCCGCCGTTCGGGCGCAATTCAGCAAGATAAGATTTAATAACCCATCGTAGAGCCAATAATGTACTGGTGAGTAAAGTGCTTATGCCAACGGCAATAGCGACCCATGATTCGACAGACATTATGCAGCATTTATGCCAAGATCAGAATCTTTAGGATCTAAGGCCTTGATAAGAGGTGCGACAAGCGCTCCAAGAAGGACAGAATATTCAGGCTTAATATTGCCAGCGATAGCCAATGCAACTGTTAATCCAGATGCAGCTACAGCTCTTAGATAAGACTTTAAAGCAGCCTGTGATTTCTTTGATAGTTTCATATTTTTCCCCCTAGTAGTGGTATATCAAATGGTGTTGCATCGTGATCGCCTGACTTTGTAAAACTAATATGGATATGATGTTCGTGTTTATTAAATCCGACATATGGTCGCCAAGCCCAATTCTTTTTACTGCTTGCTATCATTGAATTATGAATTACATAAGATATGCGTTTATCGGTTTTACCGCATTGTCTGATCTGGTCACTAAGATATACGCTGATCCCTTTTTGCTTAGATAACCCAACACTAATATCAATGGCTCTGACACAATATGACCCATCTGTGACATCTGGATTGTGATCTGATTTTGTGGCAGCATGACGAGAATCCCCGATCCAACCATCGGCTGATAAATCCCGATCCGGATACCAGGTATCACACTGATCTCTTAACTGCTCACCAGCTTTACTTAGCCAGGGTGTCATCATGCTCTTTGTTTGTGCATTCCCATTTAGCAGTTATAGCATCTAATACTGCCTCATCATGGCATTTAGGCGGCATAAAAATATCTTGTAAAGGTAAATATGTATAACCAATTCCGGCATAATTGCCACGAATTTTTGAATTATAACTTGTGCGTTTTACTGTATATTCCGTTCCTTTTGCGTAATAAGTTTCAGTATCTAAACCGTCAATAAGTTCAGATTCGTCTTTACCAACTATAACGGTTATTACTATGTTATTTTTATCTAGATATGCGTAATGCGCCATTATGCCCAACTTACTGTGTCTGATACACCAGCTGCTGTTATTTGTGAAATTTTATATGCACCACTTGTTGATGTTGATTGAGTTACACCACCACTAAAAGTTGCGGTTAATGTATTAGGATATTTCAAAACTATAAAACCTGATCCACCGGCTGATGATGGGCCAGTATCATTTCCGCCACCGCCACCTGATCCAGTATTTGCAGCACCTGCAGTTGAAGCTCCAGCAGTTGATCTTCCTCTTCCACCAATACTTGAACCACCTGCTCCAAAATTTGAAGTGCCTTCTACGCCACCTCCACCGCCACCTGAATAATACACAGATGAACCAGTGATACTAGATGTTAAACCTGTTCCACCTGCTCCACCATAATTTTGAATACCATTTGACCCAGCAGATCCTGCTCCTCCACCGCCACCTGAAGACGGATAAGCAATCAAACTGTAACCATTACCACCAGAATTTCCTTGTCCACTTGTACCAGATGCACCTAAAGAAGTTGAAGCTTGACCACCACCACCACCTGATCCCCAAGTTCCAGATGGTGCACTTACATAAGCAGAACCATTAAAACATCCACCTGTTCCACCGGCATAAGCATTAATTGAATTAAGTATAGTGTTATTGCCTGATACACCTCTGCTGCCACCTGCTCCAACAGTTAAAGTATAATTGGTTGCTAATGTTATAGTTAAATTATTAGTTAAAAATCCACCTGCTCCTCCGCCACCTGAATAGGCGTAAGCTGAATTTGTTCCACCGCCACCCGCTCCTCCGCCAATTAATAAATATTCAATACTTAAAGGAGTAGTAATAGAGTTACTTGAAGCAGATGGCACTGAATTACCAAGCGCATTGCTTGCCGTAACAGTAAAAGTATATGAAGTTGATGCAGTTAATCCTGTTACAGATATTGGAGATGTTGCACTTGAACCACTACCGCCTGCAGGAGTTGAAGTAATAAAAAAATTAGTTGCAGATGGCCCAGTAGCGGAAGGTGTAAAAGTTACAGTTGCAGTAGTCGAACCAGTTGCGGTTGCAGTACCAATAGTCGGAGCATTAGGTACTGCTGGTGCTAATGATTGGATTCCTGCAACAATATTGCCAATCATTATGCAATTGCTCCTACTACATACCAAGTATCGGTTGCAGTTTTAATGCAAACAGCTGATTTGTATTGTGCAAGGGTTGGAGATGCAGCTGTTGCGCCAGCTGACAAAACAGTTGTAGTACCACTTGTTGTAGCGGATATTGTGCAAGTGCCTGCACCGATATTTAATACTGTAATTACTGTACCTACTGCAAATGCAACTGATGCATTAGTAGGAATCTTAAAAGCATTAGCGGATGCGTTATTCATCGTTACCAATACTTGATATTGATCTGTTGATACAGCTGTATAAGTTGTACCTGTTTGAGCGTTTGTGGTAAATGCCACAAGTGAATTTACAGTCGCGGCAGTTAAAACATCACCGGTTTGAGCAGGTAGGCCAGACGTCATATTGTTTTCTCCTTAGTAACTTAGTGTATTAGTTCCGAGTATTCCATACAAACTTGACCCGCATATAAAACTGTCAATAATCGGCTCTAGAGTTGTAAAGGTTGTTTTCCATGAATTTACGGATATTGAGTGTTGAACGCCAAATACCTGCAAAGTCTTAGTAAGAGTTGAAGTTCCAGTTGTGGCTGGTTGAGTAGTTGTAATAGTTACTGGATCAAAAAAGTCTAAATCTAGGGCTGCTATAGTGCCGGCAGTATAATTATTAGTATAAAGATCAAGCGTAATAGCATCACATCTAACTGTAGTTTCAGCACGGCTTGCAACATAAGCCTGAGCATAATTTAAAGCTGTGGCTGTGTCTTGCATTAAAAGATCAACCTGTGTATAACCATGAGTAAAATATTTAGCCACGCTTTCATCATTTACCGCAGTTTGAGTAGCCAGACCTGTAGCGGTTATAAAAGCTTTATTGTAGATTTGTGCATCATTAAGAAGCCACATAGCATTAAAATATGAGATACCAGTGCCATTATCATTAAAAACTACAGCTGTACCATTGACAGATTTACTAGCAGTTAATCGATCTTTAAATACAGCATTGCCGGATGCATCCATATAAAATGCTCCATATTCGCTTAATTGAACGGTTTGACATGCTCCTAAAACTGTTCGCCCTGTACCTGGATCAGCTTGTAAAGTAGTTTGACCAGCATCTATTGACCTTTGAGAATTGGGCCAAGATACAGAATCTAATAAACGATTGATCCTAGTACCAGATAATTGACCTGCACCTGAATCTGCAACTGTTGTTATTTGTGCATTAGATAATAATCTTAATCCATCAATTGCAGTAATGGTTGTATAAACTACTTCTCCAACACTTTTAGGAGTAATTGTATTGTAACCAAGAATGTAACCGGCAAATAAAGGATACGTTGTAGATCCATATGTTGCAGTAATAGATATTTTACGCATTGGATTAAGCAAACCATAGTAGGGAGATTGTGTGTTCTGGCTGTTAAAGTCGCCGTTGATATCAACAATTCTTAAACTAAGTGTGCCAGGATTAAATTGATCTGCTAAAGCATTACGACCTCTGGATATTTGTATTTGATCTACTTGATCTGATACATCAACAATTACACCAGCTGAATCTGCCAATACATTAGTGCCTAACACACCTGATCCAATTATAAAAGCCTGAGCAAAACTAGGCCCAGTGCTAAAATTAATTACTACATTTATTATTGGTACGGCCATTAAAAATTACCACCAGCATAATTCTGTACGTTACCATTTTTCTGATTCAACAAGAAAGAGTTATAAATTAACTGGCCAAACTCTCCAGCATTAGGTGCTAACTCTAAAGTTATATTGTAGTTTGAACCTTGTGGATCAGCTGGTTGATTAAATAAACTGTTATTACTATTGACAACATTAGTGTTTATACCACCACTAGGCGCATTACTTATACCGCCACCTTGACCTGCTGCCATAGCACTTACTGGATTGTATAAGGCTAGACGTGCAAAAGCTGCTGCTGCGCCATCTACTAATAAATTACCTGCTTTGGCAGCATCATCTCCTAATTTTTTAATACCTTCAGCAGCGTTCATTTCAGCCAATAATTTCTTAGCCAAAGCCTCGTTATTATCTAAAATTGCTAATTGTGATCTGAGCCGTAGTTTAGTCTCATCATCTGTAGCAGAGTTAAGAGCTGCGTTTAATCCTATGCGTTCTAAATCAAATTTATTTTTTAATTCATCTACAGCATTCTTTTTATTCAAGGCCGCTAATTCAAGTGCTCTAGCAGCTGCTGCTTTTTTTATTAAAAGTGCTTCTTTTGCCCTAGCAATATCAGTACCAGCACCAGCAGCTGGTTCATAAGTAAAGTTAGATGTTGGAGCATTGGCTTTTGCCGTTGCTGATTTACCTGCATTATAATAAGCACTTATTACTGGTGCATTTCTTAATATTACATCTAATGCACTTCCGCCACCTATTTTTATATTAAATAATTTGTTAATTTCTCCTGCTAAAGATGTTACTCCTGCTACCAAATAAGATATAGATGTAGCTGTGCTATTAAGATCACTTGAAAATTTATCTAATGATTTATCTGTGCCTAATGTTGATAAAGCATCCAATAAACCTTTCCCAATAATTTCTGTAGCATCGGAAGCGGCTACTGCAAGTTTATCCATTTTACCTGCATAGGTTTCAAGCCTTGCTGCTGATTGACCAGAATAGGCTGCGCCAATTTCTTGTAGGGCTTCTGACATATGGCCGGCTGTTAATGCAGTTTTAGATAAGGTAACTCCTAATCCTCTAAGAGCTTTAGTTTGTCCTCTATAACCAGCTGCCAATGCAGAACTGACTTCCTCCAAACTCATTCCAGTTGCTGCACTTGTGTCTAAAGCAACTTGTAATGCACTTTGACTTTGGAATAATGAGCCGCTTGCGGTTAATAAAGTTTGAAATGCTGGTCTTAAAT